GGTCGCAAATACCGCGCCAACGCCAGTGAGCTCCAAGTCCTTGTTGCCAGCCAGAACGACGTATCCTGTCTCAACAACGTTGGAATGAATATCGGAACCAACGGCCACCCTGATCTTGCTGTTCGCATCATCGACCAAGATGACTTCCAGTCCGGCTCCGTTCGTAACAGCCGAGTTGTCGGCGGCATAAAGGTCTACATACATCCCTTCAGCGAAGTACATCACGCTGTCCAAGGTCAGTTCCAGATATGCCGGAGGCCCAGAAGTGTAGGTGGAGTTCGCGGAAAGCGTTGCCAGTTTGCCGGTTCCATCTCCTAACACTTGTCTGGAAAGATCCAGTTTGGCATCGGTTTCAGCATCAGAGATTTCGGTTTCCAACATATTGGCGAAGGCTCCGACATTGGATTTCGATGCCTCAATGGTTTTGTCAGTGATCCTAAACCGGGCGAAGAAGTTCTTGGTTTCCCATTTCGCCTGTTTAGTTTTGCGGGCGTTGGGGGTCGGCAGTTCCCCGTCGTCTGCCCGGTTACCAATACCGCCGGTACGACCATATCTCATGGCCATGACGATATCTTTACCAACAACGTTCTCGCTGGTTTTTTCGACCTGAGCGAGAAATGGGCTGGCTTTGTCGTTTAATTGATAACGAAGGCCGTCCAGATAGAAGCTTTTAAGGGCTTCGGCGACAGCCGTCATGTTTGTTCCTACATATGGCATAGGCTATCCCTCCTGTTTATGAAATTTAGCTACCCCCTCCCCGCGTCAGCATATCCTTAAAGGCTCTTGTAGCATCTTTAACGGTTCTGATCTCAGGGGGCGGGGTAAATGACGGGACCCCTCCTGCCTGTTGTCCCATCACGGTCGGCTTAGGCTGAGCGCTGACCCTCTCAGAGTACGTCCGCATCACTTGCTTTTGGATCTCGGGGTTCTGAGAAAGTTGACTTACGAAGTTAGGATCTTTCAGCATATCCTCTAAGGTAGGCTGAGAGGCCACTTTCGTGCCAAGCACTTCGGCCTTTGCCATTTTGTAACAAGCCTCTATGGCGTTAGGTAAGTTAAGCAGTTCGGGCTGTTCGCGCAACATTTCAGCGGCCCGGCCCCGGTATTCTTCGAAATCAGAATACTTGTCTTGAACTTTCGCGACTTCTTCTCTCCAAAAAGAACGTTCCTGTTCTTGCTGGAAGTGCTGAATCACAGGCTCCAACGGCTTAACGGTTTGTTGTATGGCATCTGAAAACAACTGTTGTAAAGCGGCTTTCGGGTCACTATAAAAACTGTCAAACCATTCATCGGGATTGAACTCTTCAGGGGGCCGAAGGTTATCCCCTGTTGGTTCGTCCGGCGGAACCTGTTGTGATTGCTCATACTGCTGGAGCTTTGCAGAAAGCTCCTGAACTTGGCGGCTATAATCGCCAATCCGGTTACCCTGCTCGCCAATCTTGCTTTGCACCTCGATATAGGACTTTAGTAACGCTTGTGCGTTCAAAGACCCATCAGAGTTTCTAAACTTTTCCGGTATTTCGACCGCTTGGGGCTCAACCGGAGGCGGGGCATCGACATTAGGTTCTGGCGGAGTTACTGGCGGAGTTATCTGAGGTTCAGGCTCCTTAAAGAAACTTTCTACCATGGCCCGTCTTTGATCCCTTGTGGCATTAGCGTAGTCGAATGGTTCGACCACTGGGGTTTGTGTTCCCTCCGTTGTTGATGTCGGCTCTGGGATAGAGTTATCGACCGGGGTCGGCGTGTTTACATCTGTTACAACACCTTCGTTTGGCATATATAATTCCTCCTCTGCGGCCCTTCCGGGTTGTCGCAATTAATAAATTAGGCTGATTACTGTTCTTCCGCTTGTTCCTCCTCTTCAGCCGGAGGGGCGGCAAACATTCCAGCAAGAAACTGCATATGAATAGCAACGTGTTGCTGGAACATTTCATCAATTTGCGGATATTGATTTACGATTGCTTCGTATTCTGTGGTCACACGATATTCGTTGTGCCGTTTAACATGAAGTATGTGGAAATCATAATCCGTTGGGATAAGCATGGCCCCTTGCGCCAGTTGTCTGTTTTCCCTTTCGGCTTTGGCAATGTGCGCTTGGTCGTCGTCGTTTGCACCTTCCCAATCCAAGAACTGCAACATTTCCAAGATTCTCGTCCTCGTCGGACGGTCTATGGCTCCAGTGTCCGGGTTGTTGAAAAGGCCCATTCCTAAAAGATCAAACACCATTTGACGCTTTTGAGCAGGGCTTTCAGATAGTGCGGAGAAGCTGTCCATGATGACGTCTTCTGGCTTAAGATCTGAAGCGGTCCAGTCCATGACATCAACCACATTGTCCTTGCCAACAACTCTAAGTAACCTTGTTCCTTGAACAAACTGCTTTTCAAATCTGAGCCATTGTGACCCGGCTTCGATCAAAGCCTCTTCAATATTGTTGGCGGTATCTGCCAACCGAGTTTCGTCCTGTTCCAAGGCCAAGGAAAGGGCAACGCCAGACTTAACTCCCGTAGGAGCCTTAGACTGTCGGGACATTTCCGAAACCCCTGAGCTGATTGAAAACTCAGTCAAAAGCGTTTGTTCTTCGGTTTCAAAGGCATTTGGAAGGGGCGCGTTTTCTGTCCTTCTTGGCGGAGTCATCCCGGACTTATATACGCAAATATATCCGGGCTGTCCGCCATTGTTCTGAAGGTCATTCATGTCAACGCTGTTTTCTTCGACGACCCATCCGCCGACTGAACAAGCGGCCAGATATTCAGCTTTACGATTCCTAAGCGCATTGTATCTGCGCTGGATTGGAATCAGTCTTTCGATTATGGTTCTGCCCCAGAATATTCCCGGGCGCTCAATACAGCAAATCTTCACAAACGGAAGTCCAAGTTTTCCATCTTTGTCACACTTATATGGCAAAGGCCCAAACTGGAGGAGCTTTCCGCCGCAGACCGTTATAAATCTTCCCTGTGGGTACTTTTTAGTTGGACGCTCATAGTACTCCTTAACTATGGCCGAGTCCTTTAAGGAGGATTTGCTTGCCCCTTCGGAGTAGCTCTTCCCTATGAAGCCTCCACCCGTCATTATCTCTTGGAGTCTGACAGCATTGGTTTCTTCGGGGGAAACCTTAATGCCCCAAGTCTCTTCAATCACAGAAACAGGAAGTATTCTTGCGTGGATAATACTTCTGATTCCCCACATCTTTTGAGTAAAAGGACTATCCGGATAAATCTCTGGAGCAGGAACGACCCCTACGTCCAAGTCGCCTTCTCTGATCATCACGGGCTGTCCGGTTTTAGGGTCTATTTCCGGCTCTCCCGTTTCCTTGTTTACCTTTGGAACCTCAAGCCCAAGCTCCGGGTTCCATGTGTTTTTCAGAAAACAAGTTCCCGTGATCTCTATCCATTTAATGACCTCATGTATCTTGTCCCTTATCTTCTGGTCATGCTGAATAGAGTTTAAGAGGTGAGAGCTAACCTTGGTTGCTCTTATGTCGGCTTTATCTGAACTTCCCGCTCGAGCCTTTAAAACCGGGCGCATTTTACCCAGCCGGGCTTGTCTTGCCTCTATGTTTGGAGCAATGTGGTTGAAGACTTCCCTTTCTTCCCACTCAAACTCTTTAGGGACTATGTCTAAAATCTGAGCACTTGGGTTAATTTCAACGTGCTGATTCCCTTCAATAAACGCTATGTTGAGTTTCCACTGAAGCTCATAAGGAATCCGCTCCTTAGACCGGCGGGTAAATTCGTCCTCAACGTATTTCGCAACTTCCTTTGGAGAATACATCGTGTAAGGGTCTGTTGCGTTGCCCGTCCCTTCTAAAGTAGCGGTCATGCCTCCGCCCTCCCACTCCGGCGACGGAGCATCCGGAGGCTTGTAGTTCCTGAGTTTGATTCCCAAGGTGTCTAATATGCTCATTTACCACCCTCCTTCTCGGGACATCTTATCGAGTGCATATCGCGGGACTTTTTGTTATCAAACTCCTTGCCGCAATATCCACATGGATAAACGTTTGGCTCAGGATCCCCAACTAGGCTTGTCTTTTCCAGCGAATCGGGAGACTGAGCTTCTTCAGGAATATCCACAAGCCCTAGCATCATGCCGTTTGTGGCCAGTTTCTTGGCACAGTCATCGCATAGCTGTAAACGTAAGCTGGCTGGTCCCTCTGGATTCCCAACCTCCCAAGATGCGCGACTGTGACACCCATAGTTCCCGCAATAAACCTTAAAGCTTTGCTTAATAAAACTACATTTCATGCTTTTCCTCCTTAAACATACCGCCTCTGCTTCGCCCTTCGACTGCCTCTTTTGGCCATTTCATCCTTGTGCTTTCTTATCATCGGCGGCTCGGTAGTTAGCCCTATCGACCTCTCCACATGATAAGTGACCAGTCCGTAACTCAAAGAGTCGTACGGGTCATCTATGGCGCAATCTGCAACTTTTTCGGGATCATCGTTATCCTTCGGGAGCTTAGGCAAAGTTTCTATTAACCTCTTGCAAGTCTTGAAGATGTGGAGCTTTGACCTTTTCGTGTCTCCTTCTTCGATGACCTTTAAATATTCATGCACTACCGCTTTCCTTAGGCGACGATCGGTGATTGCTTTTTTAAATCCCAACTTTATACCGCCCTCCCGGTAGTAATCGATCAATACTTTCCCGGTCGTATCCCGGTGATGCGTGTTCCAAGCATCGAGCCCGGCAACACAAAAATCCAAGTCTTCCGGCTCTACGATAATGTTGCCGCCCTCAAGCTTTGCATGAGTGGATTTCTCCACGACGCTGTACGCTTGCTCGGTGTACAGTATCTTCGGGTCTTCCCTTTCTCTGGTGAACTCCCGGTAAACATAGACGTCGCCGTCCTCGCTTACTGCATACCACAGCCAGCAGAACGGATGGTCATACCCATTGTCTACGCTCATCCATCTTCTCCAGTGCTCCGGGATCTCTATCGGGTCGCAAGTATGGATCTCAATATCAAACTCAGGGAACGCTGTCGCCTCCCCGGCTGAGAACGCATCTTCCGGCGTGGCCGGATACTCCTGTAAGTAGGATGCCGGTAACTCACTTTTAGTGTTTTCGTACCACTCCTGACTCCTTCTCGGGTCAGAGTACCATGGCAGAAACACCGGCCAGAAGTTGTTCGTGCCCTTCATGGCTTTCTTCCAGACCTCTTCGAAGAACGACCCTATCTTGGCGGTACTTATCCCTATGACCTTGCCTCCGGTGGGCCTGTTTATGACCGGATACGCCGCCGCCCAAATCTCTTGGGCATACATCTGGAACGCCCACTCATCTAAAATGACCAGTGATGCTGTGAACGAACGCGCGCTGTCCGGTGAACTGGTGAAAGACGTAAACATCGATGGAACCTTGGAATTCGGGTGAAACACCTGTATATATGTTGTTGTCGCATCCCATGTTGGCCCGGTGTAGTTATCCGGGAGGTTCTTGTCCTTTTTCCTTATGATGAAGGTCGGCAAATACTCTAAAATGAGCTTGACCCTTCGCACCAGCTCCTTGGCCTCATCCTCTCTCTTGGACAGTGCCACGACACTGTACCCGGGGCTAAATATCAAACCATGAACCGCATAGGCCAGCGCCAGCCAAGACAGTCCCAACTGCCTCGCCTTCAGCACGATCGAGAGTTTATTATTGTCGAATGCATCCAGCGCCTCTCTTTGCTTTGGCCATAACATAAATGGAACCATGGGCTCCGGAGCATCCTTGTCCTCGATCTTCACAAACTCTTCAATAAAAAATACTTTATCTTCCTTGGCCGCTCTTAATATCGCCTCCACCTTCGCGGCGGCTTTGAGCATGAGCAACTCCTCGGCTGATAGTGCTTTTAAGTCCTCTACCTTTAGAGGCTCATACTGGTTTTTTGCCCTCTCCTCAGCGGCGCTTTTTGCTATCACCCTTCCCTTTCGCACCCCGATGTCGATTGCTTCGTCTTCAGTCAACCTGTCCGGCATATCGGGGTTTCCCCTCTTGTACTTGGATGCCGCGAACCCCGGCTTGTAGCCCCCTTTGCCCAGCGGGTTATTAGTGTTCTGGGAATTCAGGTCGCCTCGCATCTCAAAGGAATCAGTCTTAGCGTTATAATGTATGGCGATGTCCTGCTTGGGATCGAACGCCACTCTTTGACCATGTTCATACTTCATCAGTGCAAACTTATAGAATCCGCGTTGCCCGTCCAGTATGTCGTTCCGGGCTTTCACGAATTTATTGAAAACGCTCCGCTTTAAAACCTTTTTTTTTTAGGTTTTCGCTCCTTGACCGGCTTCACTTTCACCGGCTTGGGCTTCGGCGGTCTTCCAATCTTCTTGGGCTCAGGCTCAAAACTTTCGTCCAGCGCCTTCTGTCTCTTCAGCGCCTCGATGATCTCGAGCTCCTGTTCTCTCTCCTTCTGCTTTTCGATATATGCCTTGCGGTATGTCGCCATCCGCTTATCGTTTAGATCATTTTTAGCGTTACTCATCGGTTTCACCTCTGCCATCGGTTTCAACGTCGATATAGTCGTCGTGCTCCATCGCCGGAACATATGACCTGTCGTCCTTGCCCGGGACAAAGTCGATTATATTTTGAATATCCTCCATGCTCAGCCCGCCGAGCCGCGTCAGCACCATCTGCATCGGCCCGCCGTCCTTCCCGGTGTGCTCTATCCTCTGCGACGGCTTGCCATAGGTATATGCCATGAGGAGTTCCAGCGCCTTGATCTTGTCCTTGGTCTGTTGCTCCTCTCCAAGGATGATATTCTCTAAGACCCCGACCCCGTATCTGGCAATGAAGAGCGCCGCCCGTGGTTTCCAAGCGATTTCCTGCAAGGCTATCTCGGAAAACTCCCCGGATCTCAGGTTCTGCACGGGGATGCTCGCCATCTCTTTCCCCACTACTTCTAAAGCGGTCACAGGGGTCTTATCTTCTGTATGTTTTGGCCCATAATCCGGTTGCTTTTTTTTCGTGGCCATGGTTTTCACTCCTAAAACAAAGCACGACCACCCTCTTGGGTCGCCGCGCCTTGTGTTTCGCACTCGTGTAATTACTGATGACGCTTCGCGCATCGCTGATGACGCTTCGCGCATCGCTGATGACGCTTCGCGCATCGCTGATGACGCTTCGCGCATCGCTGATGACGCTTCGCAC